TACAGAAAACATATAAAGGTTTCCATTTATCCAGTTGTTTTGGAATGTTTGTGAGAAAATTCCTCTACATGCCGCATATAGTACCGTAAATCTTGTTTTCCATTCTAAGAAAAACTTCACGTCTCTAGGTATGTTTAAAATATAAACCCCAGATCTTTTTGTTGGGAAACAATAACAACCTTCTTTTATACTATTTTTAAATTTATCTACACATTCTTGATTAATTGACAGATTTGTTCCAGATCCTTCATAACATTCTAATGGTACTGTGTTATTACATTCTAAAGATTCTGTAATCCCACTTATCATATCATCCTCATCTTCATTTTCACCAGTGATTTCTTGTGGACTAAAACTAACCGCAACATCAACACCAATTTCAACATTTACATATATTTTAAAATTGTCGTTTTGGTGTAATCCAAATCCAGTTCCTAATTCACCATTTTGTGTTTTATCTGATGTTGGTATTCTGTCGCTCCTCATAACAAGTTTTGATGAGTCGGAAAAATTAACACCTAATAAAGGGTTTATTGTACTACCGGTAAATCTATAATAAGCTGGTGAGTAAACAGAATAAAATTGTGTATTAGGGTCTAAACCAAATGGATACCCATAATCGTCTTTTTGTGGTCCTTCACCAAAAAAATATGGAGAAAGACCAAAAGTTGGGTATGACGTTGGGTTCAAATTAACAAAATTTGACGCAAGAAACGTTCCACCAGCAATATAACTTGTTGTATTATTTGGTAATGATTGGTTATTTAATGTTAAATTTGTTGTATTTGATAAGATTAAAACACTTGGGTGGTTTAATGTTGGTTTATAGTTTCCACCGCCAGGTCCTACAGAACCACCACCAGTTGCAGTTAAAGACGTGTCGTCTATTGCCAAATAATAATATGGATTGTAAGATGTAAAAGCAGAATACGTACCGGTAACAGAAAATGTGTATGACGGATGATATAATTTTACATCAGTATTATCTAAAGTATTATGTGATTTTGGTTTTGGTGAATTTGTCGCCTGTATTGGTACGTTTAAATATCTTTGACCAGTGAATGTTACAGTATTTGGGGTTGTAAAACCAAAAATTCTTGATAAATCATATTTTATTTCTTGTTTATCTGTATATGGATCAACACCTCGTGTTAAAAATAAAATCTCATACGTGTTATAACTAGTTAAAGAGGTTAATGAATCGTAATTTCCAATCTGTCTTGTATATGTAATACCGTCTGAATCGGTATATGTTAGTGTATTATATGATGGTCCGGTTTCTAGATAATTATTTAAAGTACCAATCACAGAATTATACGTTGGGTCAGCAAAAATATAATTAACTTTATGTCTTAAATATTCTTGATGGAAAAAACTTGGGTTATTTGTTCCATTTGAGATTGAGATAAATTCACTAACAGTGACTCCAGTAATTAATTGGAAATATTCAATGTCGTTTGGATAAATTAATTCTTGGTTATTTATGGATTGGTTAATTTTTATTTGTGAGGTATTCTCTAATACACCATTCGGATCAGTAGGGTTTGCCCATTTTACATTTCTAACTAACGATGTCCCTGTCGTTGTTGTTCCTGTAACAGAATTTGTTTCAAATTGGTTTAATGTTGCTCCGGTAACATTTATTAAACCGTTTGAGTTATTTGAATTTTGAAAAGTTATTAATTGGTCTAATAACTGTGCTGTTGTTCCTGGTTTTGCAAGAACAACAATAATTTGATCGTTAAACGGATCACTACCCAAAGATGGATTAACAGTTGTTGTAATTTTATTTACACCACTAAAGTATTTGTCTCTAGTATTAAATTCATTTAATTTTTGTGAATAAGTAACATCTGTTGGGAATGCGAACCATCTTTCGTCACTACCAGCACTTTTTTCGGCACTAAAAAGAAATGGTTGTGGTGCGTGCAATCTACCTAACAAATTTGTACCAATGGTATCACTACCAGAAAAAAGTCTTCTGAAATCAAGTATTGCTTGTATACCAACCTCTGATTCAATTTGATCATCATTAACTAAATTTGATAATGATTTGTAGTTAAACAAAGGTGGTATTGCAGTACGAAACCAACCACCACTATTATCTGTAGGTGAAAACCCAGGTCTTTGTGGATAATTTGGATGTTCAATATTATTATAACTTGAAGTTTGATTTAATGGTGCTAGGGCTGAATTTGATTGTGTAATCGCTGGTAAAGTACCACCTCCAGGTAATTCAATCTCTGAATTGTAATTATCCTGAACTCCTTGTGTTATATCATCTAAAGTAAAATCATCAATTTCAGACTCATCACAACCACATTCACAATTTGTACATTCTGGATATGATAATAATGGTAATGAGATTGGTATTGCTCTAAATTTGTTAAAATATTTAATATACAAAGCGGTTAAATACGCAATAAGAGCCAACAAACTTAAATAAAGTATGAATTTTAAAGTTAATAGTGTATAAAATACCGCACTACCCCCCACAACAGTACATGTTGGGTCAATAGCACAAGTAATTGTCTGATAAAGTAATTGTGTGGTATCAACTAATGCCGACCCCGCTAAATACCCTAAATAAATTAAAGTGGCACCAAATAAAAGTTTTACAAGTGGCCACAGAGTGTAGACAATGTGTGCTAAAATTATTAAAACTATAATTGGAAATGTTAAAACATTAAGTAAAAATATTAAAAGTTGGAACCAAATATCTTGATTACGGATAATGTCGTTGACCGGATATACATTATTTTCTGTTCTACAGGTTCTATCATCAATTTCTTTGATTCCAAGGTGCATCCATCTTGCATTACCAAATTTATATCTATCAAGAAACATTCCGGTTGTATAAACCTTATTATAGTGAAATTCATAAAAAGTATCTTCACAATTTAAAGCTTCATTTACATTAGCGTAGTCGTCCCACTCTAAACTAAAAGCATATGATTTAAGTAACTCAAAATAATCTTGTTGGAAAAACTGAAACTTTATCTCAACGTTTTGTGTTATGTCTATTGGTGTAAAACTCCAAGTAAAAATATCACCTATTGTGACATTTATACTTTCAAAGGATCCAAAATATTGATTACCATTTATTAACAATGAAACGTTTTCTGCGTTAATAAATTCTATTAGTGATAATCCACCCGTAAATGTCATTAATTCAGGAAATGTGACATTTCCTGCGGGTATACCACTTGGTCCTCCAACTTCAAACAATTGAAATTGTGGGTAGTTGTATGGATCATTATTTGGTGATGCCCAACCGTATTCTTTAATGTTTGGTACTAAAAAATTTGCTCTTATAACATCGTTATTATTTCCGTTTTCGTTTTGCCATTTTATCTTAAACCTATATTTACCTTTTGTTGTGATTCCGATGTTTGGATCTGGGGATAAAACTTGTTCACCAAATTCATTTGTTGTTATGTAATCCAAATTCATTGGTACATCAACAACAAAAGTACCATTTTCATCAATTATTTTACCTTCATTTACCAACTTATATTCTTCAAGAATTGGTAACCCTTGATTATCTAGATTGATTGTTTGTCTTATTGATAAAATTTGACCCGGTCCTGTAATTAACTCACAAAATTTTCCAGTATCTTTTTGTGGTTTACAATTAATTTTTTGTGCGTTTTCATCTGTGTTTGACATTATTGATCCTAAAAACACAGAAACAGGATTAATTTTTATATTATATTCTTTTGTAAGGTCAAAATCAACCCTATTAATACCTAATTGACAAATGTTTGTGTCACCCCACAATGGTGAAACGTCAATAATTCGATTAAAATTAATAATTTGTGGTAATTCATCTAGATTTGTACTTGTTTTAAAGTTACTCCCATTAAAATCATTTTCAACAGCATTTCCTGTTCTCACTAAATCTTGTGGTGTTAAAGAAAAACAACCAATGTCAGATAAATCAACATCCATAACAAGTGTTTGTGATCCGGTTGGTACACCAAAAATCATATAATCACCACTATCATTTGTTTTAACGGTAAATTTATAATACTTATCATATACTTCAACCCAAGATTGATTTAATAAAATTTCATCTTTGTCCGGAAAACTACCTGTTGCGGAATGATTTATATATGACGGTGATTTTGGTAATAAATTATATCTATACCCTTGTTCATTTCTATCCGTTAATGTTTGGTATGGATATAATTCACTTATGATTGGGTTTTGACTGTCTTCGTCTGTTAAAGGAATAAACACAGACACCTTAGCGTTTGGTAAACCGTATCCGTTGTTAACCGATACTCGACCAACAATAACACCATAATCTGAACAAACTCTAGTGTAAATTTCACTTTGTAATATCTTTAAAGATAAAATTTCAAGAAATTCAAAATCTTGTTCTAATTTAATATCAATGTGTTTATCAACACCTGGTGTAGCTTTTATTCTATATGATTTGGGCATTAAATTTCCTTTTTTTGATAAATAGTTTATTTCCTATTTTCAAAAAATAATCTTAAATCAAAAAAAGTAAAAGAAACAAAAAACCCACCATATTGGTGGGTAGTGTATGTTTTATAATATATATCGTTTTTTTAAAAAATTAAGATATGTTAGTTGTTTTATAATTTAATACTGAAACTGTAATATCTTTATTTGGAAATCTAATTTGATAAATTTGGTTTGGTTCTGCAAAAATTGTTTCGTTTACTAATTTTATTAATTTAGTTTCACTGTCTTCATATTCTTGTGATGTTTGTGATGATGAATAGTCCCCACCTACTCTATTATATACAAAAATTCCCGATGTTGAGATTACTCCATTTTCACTTTGGATCAGTCTTTTAAGTTCTGAAATGTAAACATTCTGCCCTAATTCTCTATTTAAGGGACTAAAAAATGAACTTGTTATATTAATTATATTTGTAATCACCTGTCCTTGGCTTTGTGTTGAATCTAAAATAACATCAATTTCTATTGCTAAATCTATTACGTTTGCTGTTTCAACTGAAATATAGTCATTTATCATTCTATAGTTTGATAAATAATTTGCAACATTATTTTTTAGTGTGTTTGATACAATTTCTGTAAGGTTACCGCTAGTGTCGTATGATAACATTTTTATTTTGATTTTATTATCTTCTTCCATAATTGACACTTTCCCTGGTGCGCCAAATTGTGATGGCATAGTTCTTATGGCAGATTCATAATCATTTATTGTTACAGCTCTATTTTGTGCGGCAAAGTTAAATGAAACATATTGTCTTACTTCTTCTGTTGTTGGTGGATTAGACCCCCCAATTGCGGCTGTAACATTATTACAACTTAATGAATTTACAACACTACTATTAGTTGTTTCTGATGGTCCATTTACATAAAAAGAAACAGTACCAATTTGATTTATTACATTTATACCAACATTACTAACTTGTCCACCACCAATTCTGTATTGGATAAACAAAGTTAAGTTTGATTTTAGCGTACTACCTAAAGCAAAATTGTTCATATATTTGTTTAGGTCCATCGAGTATCCATTTCTTGCAAATTCTCTTAATTGATCTTCGGCCGATGTATTCCCACCACCAAATGTCATTTTAAAAAATCCTTCTGGTGTAAATTCTGTTATAAATTTAGTATTAGTCGTAATATATTGACCAACTTTGACGCCCGGTTGGTCTGATGGTTTTGTTGGGTCT